TCAAGCGCATCTATGGTCATTTATTAATATTTAGACCTTAAAATCCGCGAACTTTTTAGATCCGAATTTTTGTTTATATCCGGAAACATATGGTTGCGAACCATGTTTCTTGGATATCTCCCGGCGCATCTGGCCTTCATCCTCAAGTGGATCTTTTGAAGGTGCAGCCACTTGGCCTTTTTGTTCTACGTCAAATAGTCGGAATTTTTTCCGGTCTATTCCCACATAAAATTTCTTATTATCAGTAGCATCTTTATATCTATTTTTATGTTGGATAAACAATAATTGACCAAGTTCCCGTAACTTTTCACTACATACAATAAACCAAGCCAAATCAACCGTAGCTAAAAGTCCAATTCTTGAACCAGAAACTTCAGTAATAGTAGGATCAGAAGATTCTAATCCTTCAGCCGAAAGTTGTGTTGCTGACCAAATAGGTACATCAAATTCTTGTGCTAAAGCACGAATTTCTTCCGCAATCGCTTGAATAGTAAGGTGTGTTTTTTCTGTTGGTTTAATTCTTGAAGACGCCATTAAATTGAGATAATCAATCATAATAACATCTGGTCGGAATTTTTTCTTTAAATATAATTCATTTATGAGTGCCCTTAAATGATTCACATGTATGGAACCAGCAGGATATTCTTTAATAATAAGAGATCCGGAATTTTGTTCGCGTGCTTTAAGTGCCTTTTTAATAAAAATATCCCTTGGAACATCACTTATATCATCAATTGAGATATCCAAAAGATTAGTATCAATTCTATTACCTATATTCTCCTCAGATACTTCCAAAGTTATATAAAGAACATTCTTTCCTTGACACAAATAAGAACGTGCCAAATGACACAAACCAAGTGTTTTCCCCACATAAATTCCGGCAACAAGGAGATTCAAAGTCTTTCTTGAAACTCCACCTTTAGTCACTCTATTAAGAAAATCTATATCAAAAGGAAGTTTATACTCTTCCGCATGTAATGTATCATATCTTTTTTCAGCATCATCAAAATATGAATGCCCAATATTAGTATCAAAATTAACCGATAAAGCATCCTCAAAAATTTTAGGAATAGAACCCGAATCTAATTTCTTATCTTTTCCTTCTAATATAGCCACCGATTTATATGCTGCTAAAACTAATGCTCTATCTTTACAGAAATGTTCCGTTTCATTTATTAACCAATCATAATTAACTTCTTCATTAGTTTCTAATTCGGTTAAAATTTCTAAACATTCCTTATAAGTTTCTTCAACTATTTTATCCTTCTCAATAGCAACCGCAATTTCAGAAATTGTTGGTAGTTTTTCATATTCATTAATATAATCTAAAGTATGAGAAAATATCAATTTTTCGTGTGTAGGTTTCCAATAATCTACTTTTAAAAATGGCAAAACCTTTTTAACAAAATTTTGGTTATGAAATAAATTCTTAAGGATTATAACCTCAATACGATTTTCAGACATTTTGCCTTTCGGTTGGGTCTATTTTATCAGTTGCTTCAAAATATGCCAATTCAACCGCAATAGCAGCGATTATTCTGGATAAATCTTTAGATGTTTCAATTTGATGAGGATCATATCCTGCATAATGAAGCACTTTATAATTATAAAGCATCTGTGGGGTGGATGTCAAATAATCAGTACGAATTTTAATATTTTCAACTATCTGGATTTTGAGGCCCTTAAAGGGCCCCATATTAAGTGTCACGATATATGGATTATTTTCATTCTGCAAATAATATCCATTCGGAAATATTCTATTTGGATCCTGATATTGTACCGGCATATTTTTTAATTTCCTCATACCGTCTGTTTCGGCATTGTTTCATATTTTTATTATAATGGTTAATAATTAAATCCAATTTTGATTTTGAAATATTACATTCAAGTGGCCCATATAATTCAAAACAATCCTCAACAGGACACCCTTTTAAATATAATCCATCAGAACGTTGAATAATATAATCTTTAATTTCCTTCTTATCAACTAAAACTCCACAATTTTTATCTAATATCATTATGAATCTGGAATAACTATCAGGTAATTCTGAAAGAATATTATCACCACGAAATCGTATTAACTGAATTGTTTTAATAATATCTTTCCAGCCAAGTTTATTGTAAAGAGAATTATTATAACATTTAACCTCAATATATTCCATATATTCTGTAAGATAAAGATCTCTGCCTTGACCATCTATGAATTTAATTTTATCATTACTAAAATCTGCTATACTGTTTTCGATTTCTTCTGCCCGGAAAAAATTTCCTTTATTACCACTAAAATTTAACGCGGCCGCGTTATTCACAAATTTTTGCCAATCAACCGACTTCTTTATAAATTCCTTAATCTCTTCTGATCTATTGGACATAACATAATGGTCACATGTAACATAATATAATTTCACCTTTCAATAAAATAAATATCTTAATTATTCCTCAATCATTTGGTTCAATATTAACAATGCATTTTTAATTTTTTCAAAATATGTAGCATATGGATAATCTTTATATACATATTGTTTCCATTTCCATTTACTTTCAACATGATCTAAAACCAATTTAAACATTTTAGAATCGTTTGGAATGCTGTTATCAAATTTAGTAACCACATAACCTGTTTGAGTATTTCCATCGCCTTCAATCACATTCTCATACCACATAATATCGTAATTTGCCTTATTACTCATTTTCTACCTCTTCTATTTCTTCAGGAATTATTATATTCGTTCCATAATTAAATTCCTTACCCGCACATACATCAAGCGCCTTCAATACGTCTTCTGTAAAATATTCTTCCGGGTGCGCTTCAATTTGTTTTTCTGTTGCTTTATTAAGACCAATCAGAATCTTTTCTTTTTTATCTTCTTTCACTTTCTTAAAAAATTCATATTTCAATCCCAATTCAAGTAATCCATAATATCTATCTAAACCAGATCCATAATCAAGCGATACATCAATAACTGTATTCTCTTTCGTCAAGCGGCCTTTTTCCAACTTACAATGTAGAATCGCTCCTACTACTTCAGTACCAACCTTATCTTTACTCTTACTTAAAAATACTGAAAGTGAATTAGCATATTGAACACCAGATCCGCCTGATTGTACCTTATGACTAAACAATCCTTGGGTATCATAAACATGGTTGGTAACAAAAAATGGAATTCCCAATACACCCAATTTTAAGGTAATAGTTCTAAATGCAGATTTGATTAACCGCGCACGCGTCATATCTGCTTTTTCACTACCAGATTCAGAATCTTCCATTTCTTTTATTGTAGAAAGCATTCCTAAAGAATCACAAACAAACATCACAGGATGCCGTTTATCTTCTGGTGTATCTTTAACCATACGCAACATCTTTAATGATTGTGTTCTTAATTCTTGAACTGTCTCAATAGGAATACAATATACTCTACTGATATCAATTCCTCTTTGAAGCATCATATCTTTAGTAATCGCACCTTCAGATTCAAAGAACATGACACCAGATTTTGGATGCGTATTAAGAAAATGTTTGATCAATGCCAGAACAAAAAATGTTTTCCCAGTGGCTGTTGGACCCGCGAAAACAACAATTTTGTTGTTAGGTGCTCCACCGAATAAAGACCCAGATAATTGGGCATTAAAAAGATATACACCAGTATCAATCCATCCAGTTATATCACCCGATAAAATGCCATTTGAAACTGCTTGTGCAAGATCATTACCAGTCGCTTTGGCCATCTTGTCAAAGAAATCTACGTTATCCGCGTGCTTTGGTTTCTTTGTCTTTACTTCTTTTGGTACTCTTAATTTCTTGATTTTTGTCTTTACTTCTGCTTTACGAGGACGGCCCATTCATATTCTCCAATTCTTCTTCAACTGCAACACCTATTTTTACACCATTTAATTCTAAAAACCGTTTCATAAACATAGCCTTTGCGGTCACTGGCGGCCAACAAACAATAGGTGCTATCATCGGTTTTTCTAATCCAGCGGCTGCTAATTTATCTAATACCCATTGTTGTGGTGGATTAAATAAATAATATCCTTCGGCTGTCAATAACATATCATCTGCGCGTTTTACATCAACTGACATAGGATATGGAAGACCAAATTTTTCATTAATTACTCGTTCTAATCTGGCTTCAATTTCCCGATAACCTTCCATCGGTTCGGAATATTTGACAGGACGCGCAATATCGCTTAAATATGCTTCAGAAGCATCATGTAATAATCCAGCCAACGCATTTTCAGGTTCAACAATTTGAGACACCAATACACTGTGCTGTGATACACTATAAAACGATTTTACATGTCCTGTCCATCTACAATTATTAGATAACGCGTGTGCGATATCTTGTATATCAATATCGCTTGGATCGGGGTCTAAAGGAAATATATGTCGGTTACGATATGTGGAAATATAAGATCCCTTTTTATAATCACCACCACGTGTTTTATCAACTGAATTTACTTCACGGTCGAATATCGCTTGTCCTGTCAATTCTTCAATTTGTTCCATTATTTTCTACTTTCAAATATTCGTGAAGATATCCCATCACATTAAATAATACAGCACATAATGCGATTTTCATAGTAACTGGCTTTCCAGTCTTTCTATCAATAGCAGGATATCCACTATGTAATTTCCATACATCCCATACATGTCGTAACATTGACTTAATATAAGAATTTAAAGGTATACCTTTTTTCCAATTATCTCCTGGTCTTTTAGATCCGTCCGCTTGAACACTACAACTCAACATATATTCACCAAAACATTCCAACACCAGCGGTGAAAGACATGCTTCATAATCTATCTTTGATACATCAAGGTCGCGGGTGGCGCCGGTTTCAAATTGTCTTAATAATTGTTCAGGTAATATAGGAACAGCATGAGTCTCACCATATGTTACATAATTCGGTCTAGTTGCTTCTTGTGATAATTTTTCTGTTTTCATTTAAAAAATTTCTCCATATCATACATTTTATCTACTGACCATCCAATAGGATCCAATATTTTTTCAAGTGGTTTAATAAAAGTCTTATCATACATTTCTACATAATCCACATACTTATGTAATCCAAATTCTTTAGGAAGTTCTCCATTAAAAGCAATTACTTTATCTCCAATAGGATTAGGAGTTTTCAAATGAACAAATTTAATCTTCTCAGATGATTCTATTGGAGCATATTTATGTTGTAATTTCAATTCTTCAATTCGTCTATTATGTAACAGAACTGCCTTTACACCAATATTAGTTCCCTTCTTATATACATCATCACCTTCATCTTCCCATTTCTCCAAATCATTTACACCTTGAGGAAATGCAATATCTTCAATCGGAAGTTTCATAAATTCCAATCGGGTCTTTTCTACAAAATCCGCCAATTCATATTGTGTTCCGGTCATCATAATTTGAAGTGCAGTTTTCATTGCAGTTCTACAATATTGCGGGGTACTTGCTCGAACTAAAGCAAATCCCATAATTTTCAATTTAGAAACTCTTTTGGTATTTGTACTCTTACACTTATTACACGGAGGCGCTTGTTCTGATGGTCCTGAAAATTCATCATGGCAATCATTACATTCAAAATAATTATCACCTTCAGAATTCCAAACTTGTAATGCATAATGTTTCTTGGAAGACCAAATTGCTCTATCAGAAAGAACCTCACGCTTCATACTTAAAATTGGTTTTTCTGCGCGCATTCCATTGATATAATTATAAGTTATGTTTTCAAATAATCTATCAATCTCAGGTTCTAATTTTTCTTTACATACATTATCCATAAAATGAATCAATTTTTCAACTGGTGGTTTTTCACCTTTAAATACATGTTGAACTAATTTATCTAAAGTGATATATACAGAATCCGTATCCGAATAAATGGTAAAATCTAAACCTTCAGTTTTATACAGTTTATTAAAATACGCATTCAATCCTTTTTGAATATATTGAATAATAAACTTACCAGTCATTGTAACCGCTTCGGCATTTTCTAAATCATAAAATCTGAAATATTGATTACCAAACGCACCGTATAATGAATTCATCATTATCTTGGTTGCTTTTTGTTTTACATCAAATTTAGATACTATATTATTCAATTCTTCTTTTCTTACTGGATCAATACAACTCTCCAATTCCTTTTTTGCCTTTTTAATTTCCGCTTGATATTTCTTTCGACTATTAAATAATGTCTCAACCATGCGGCTATAAAAACTTTGTTTTTCTTTACTATAGAAAACACCATTGCAGGCACATGTACAATCATTACTAGTTGCTCTACCAAATGCTTCTTCCCATTCATCATTTTCTGAAAGGAAATCATCAGATCTTAATTTCATTTTCAAATCAACATTTTTAGTTTCCGGACCAATATTCAATACACGAATAATATTCGGATACAGTGATGCAACGTCAAATGATACTACATCTTCATACATTCCTGGAATGGGTGGCTTAACATATGCTCCCTCAAATTGGTCCTTTTTAGATTGATGTTCTTTTTGTGAAATAACAATCTTCTCTTGATATAACCAATTGAAAATCAATACGTCCCATGTTCTCACTTGCGCGAGTACATCAATATAATTTACTTTGGCCAAGTATGCGACCGAACCGGTCAATTCAATTAACTTCCGTTTCTTTTCCAATAACTCAATTAAATTAACATCCTGAATATTATACTCTACAAACCATTGAAAATCTTTGGTATAAAATTCTTTCAGTGTTTCATATTTTTCATGCCAATCAATTTTACCTTCACCTTTTAATTCCACCTTTGCAATGTAATCCAATTTATTATTTTCTCTGGGTTCCATTACATTCTTTTTATATATTTGAAGATAATCTAATTGAGCGGCTCCATATAACTCATAACACTGACGATCCTTATGCTGAAAATTAACTGTTATTTCTTGAACAATTCCCCATGATGAAAGTTTCCTTGCTGTTTTACCTTCGTCATCAAATAACAAAACCAAACGATTATAAAGATATGGTACGTCAAAAAATCTTCCGTTCCAGGAAGTTATAATATCAGGATCTAATTTATTCCAAATTTTAAGGAACCCTAATAACATTTCCTTTTCATCTTCAAACTCATAATGAATGATGTTATCTGTTTTTGGAACAAATTTATTCTTTTTATTATACAATTTATCATCAACAAAAGTAAATACGTGGAATTTATCTTGATTAAAATCCTTTATGGTAATTACATTTATTCGCTCACGCGCCGTTTGAGCATCATCTTGTTTAAAACCATATTCATTTTCATGTTCAATATCAATGGTTACAATAGACAGTTGATTTAAATCATATTCCAATTCATGTTGAGGATATTCGTCTGCAATAAAAGCATAATGAAATTGAGTATTTCCATAAATCGGTTGGCCATTTGAAACATCTTCATTATCGGAAAGAAATTGTTTGGCTTCTTTAATACAATCAAAGTCAATTTTATCAACCGGCTCTCCGGTTAATGTTTTGTATTCATTAGTAGTTTTCTCACAGTTTGGAATATATAAAGATGGTTTATATGCCACTTTGCGTCGGACTCTTTGACCATTTACTATCTCTTTAAGTAAAATATTATTTCCGTATTGGTGGGCACTTGTATAGAATTTCATTCAACCTCTACTAAGATTATTATATCATATTTGCAATCATATGTCAATCATAAATATTTGATATATGATAGTATCTCAAAACGGATTAATTAAAATACAATACTTTGAAGGATTTGTCGATCACGCGTATCCTGATGCAAATGGTTTTTCTATTGGTTTTGGCACAAATTTAAATACTCCAGAATTACTTGCCAAATATAAACAGCTAGATGTAACGATTACACGTGATGAAGCGGCATTATTGATGATGGGTAAAATTGGACAAATTGAAGATGCATTTACAAAAGTCATTACGGTTCCATTAACTCAAAATCAATATGATGCACTTGCATCATTTACATATAATATGGGAATTGGAGCATTTGAAGCATCTACAATGCTTAAATTACTTAACCAGAAAAATTATAAAGCGGCCGCTGATGAATTTCCAAAATGGAGTTTTTCGCAAGGAAAACAAAGTCCTGGATTATTATCACGTAGAAACCAAGAACGTACAATATTTCTTACTTAAACACCGCGCCATCTAATTATCATTTTATTTCTCCATTTTTACTTTTTTCTCTGCCTTTTTCTTACGAGCATGTGATGCGGATCTTTTATTCGCTCTGGCGATGGCTTCATCCCATTCTAGGATTTGCTCTTGAACGGCCATCTTTGCCGAATAAAGGCTAACATATTCGCCAAAGTCTTCATCCTCGATTTTTACTTCCCAAATAAAAAATTCATCACCATCAGATTCATCATAACTAGTAAATACAACCGCCCATATTTTATTATCGGGATCAACCAATGTATGGCATTGCTTGCTTACACGGACCCATTCCAGATCTTCTAGCATGATACATCCTTGGTTTAAAATTTCATTATCTATAATCATCAATATATCCTTATTTATGGTCTTGAAGAAATCAATTGTGCTCCTGTAATCGCAACACTTGTTACTGGATTTAAATTACGATATATTACCGCTGCATTCATTCCATATCCGATAATTCGGTCATACCAACGTGGGTTAGTTAATTTTTTAAAATTACCAGTAATCGCATCAAAATTAGATGCAATCTGATTTGAATCTTTCATAAGCGCCGGAAAACCGGTATTAAATGTTTTGGAAGCATCACTAACATCCCTTGCCGTATATCTCAAATTTGTTAATAAATCCGTTGTTAAATTCTGCCAACATAATTCATTTACCATACAATCTGTTTGCGTATTAAATCTTGAAGCCACTTGTGCGGGAACCACTGAATAAACGGCTGTTAATGTTGCAATATTGGTATTTAAAGTTGTTTCTTGGTTATTTAAATTTTTATTAAACAATGCCAATTGGTCATTTAAAATTTGGTTTGAATTATTTATTACAGGTGTTAAATTATCAATTCGTTTAAAAGTATCTACCTGAATACTACCAACTCTCTTATTCGTTTTATCGAATAATCTAGTTGCAAATTCTTGGAGACTATTTGCGCGTGTATCAATTAATTTAACTGTATCTGTTCTTAATGCGCTAACTTGTATTATAGCATCTCGATGAAAGGATGTCAATTGGTGGTTAATGATAAATGGAGTATAAAAAAAAGCAAATGCAATACATAAAAACATTATACCTTTAGTTATTAAAATAAATCGTGTCATTTATTTCCTATTAATATATTCCATTGATCTGTAAACGTACAACTATATATCATTGAAATAGTTCGTCCATTTTTTATTCCAAAAATTATTGGCATCGCTCTAACAGAAAACTTATTTACCAATTCTCTTTCAACATCATAATCAACCGAGAAAAATTTTATATCTGGATTTGATTCTATCTGTGATTCCAAATAATTTTTAGAATCCATGCCAATAACATCCCAAGTGGCTGTAAAAAATAATATAACAGTCCCTTGATAATCGGCTACTTCCGCTTGATAATCTTTTAATGTTAATGGTTTCATATTTTTCCTTCATAAAATGGCGGGGGCGAAAGGAATTGAACCCTTATCCGCGGGTTTGGAATCCGTTATCTTACCGTTAAACGACACCCCCATTTTAGTGGCTTCAGTAGTACTCGAACCCACGTATCCGGCTTTTTCAGACCGGCGCTTTACCATCTAAGTTATAAAGCCAGATGGAATCAAAAATGAGGACGCCAAGAATAGACATTCGTGGCCGTAATTATTCTCGTTTTCATAAACATCTATCCCTTCATTATTATTTATCTAATCGATTAGTAAAAATATGGCTATTCATTGCTTCTTTCCAAGTCCAATAAATATGAAGACTTCCATGATACCATAATTCCCACATACCATTTTGTTTTTTAATTTTCGGTTTCATTCTTCTTAACTGGAAAATAATTAGAATCTTCTACCATACATTTTCCTATTTGACCAACTGGAAGTCTTTCCACATAATCACATGCCTCTTGATATGTATCAAATGACGCAATTATCTTTTTAGACTTACATAATCGAAATCGTTTCAATTCTTTTTTCATAATATTTTTTATGGTAGCCCTGAAGAGATTTGAACGCGTCTGCCAATTCTGCCACAGGGCTACTCTTCATTTACTTCTTTTTTTGAACAGTTGTTCTCAATGTGGCTGATGGTTTAGAACTAATATCATAAACCCTTACCAATTCATATACACCAACCGATATACCATCATCACCATCCAATAAATCCTTCAATACAGATGGTTTCTTTAAATCAGATTCTAATTGATCTATAAATTCATAACAACCTTCAAACATCAAACCAACCTTCTTAAATGTTTCTGACATAATTTTATCCTCTTTTCAAAATAATCGCTTCCTTATTATGTAATTTTCATAATATAACAAATATTAACATATAAACTATTGGATGTCAAATGATTTCTAGTGCAGTTCCACATACTCCACAATATTTCATTGTAGATTTATTAGACTTACCACAAGTAGAACAAACCAATTTAGTTCTTACCACTACAGGAGTTTTTACTAAATGATCTTTATCTTGACCACATAACCGAAGAATAACAACTTCACTTTGATTATCAGTTGGAAACCAATTACCAGATACAAATTGTTGATTACTCTCACTACCAGGAACTGTAATACCCGGATCTACATTATTACACATATTCATTGTATTTGTCGATGTAGATAAATTATTAGAAACACTACTACCAGTTGATTGCTGTGCCATAAAACAATTTACACTAATAGCACTAGCACATTGTGGATATTGTAGATATGATCCATTTGGATATGGCCACCATACATATGGATCATAATAGTGAACTGAACTCCGAACTACTGGGAGCGGTTGCTCTGTCCAATATTCAATACGCACAATTCCATCATCCACTCGAATACCACGATAATCTTCAATTTCCGTAGTACGCTTAATGAATTTGAATCGGTTTCCTTTATTTAAATTACCATTTCGAATAAACCGTTCTAATTCAAGTTCAGAATTAGGTTCGATAATAAGTGAATTTCCATCCGTTACATCAGCGCCATCGATGGACACCTTTACCATTACACGCAGGGATTTTAAATTTTTAATTAATATTGAATATTCTTTTCCGAATGGAAGGAATACTTGATCTTTTACTTCTCGTAAGACTTTACCACCTGTTTTTATACAAGCGACTAGTCCGGTTCTATAGGTCATTTTATTTCTCCTTTTAACAGCCTACCGACTAAAGGCTCTTTGTTTTTAAGTCGGATTAGTTATACTGACTTAATATAATTTCTGGCTCCCAGCGAGGTATTCGAAACCCCATCTTTCGGTTAACAGCCGAATATCCTACCATTGAACGATCCGGGAGCAATTTAAAGAGCGGTTGGAGAGAATCGAACTCTCATATCTTGAGATCGGAAATCTCAGGCCCAACCATTAGACCACAACCGCAAATTGGCAGGGAGTAAAGGATTCGAACCTCTAACATGAAGATTCAAAGTCTTCCGTTCTACCATTGAACTAACCCCCTAAATCACCCCATACTTGAAGGAGAAGCACCAGAATAATTTCCACCATCCGGCTGATAAATCCCTTCTGGATCCTGTTTATGTAATTCTTTCCCCTTATCACGTGGCCGGTATTTTTCTTCAGTTTCAATTGATTTTGATGGTTTATTATTTAAAAAATCTTTAAGTGAATTATCATCCATCGCACCAACACATATAACAACACCCTCAAACATAAAATGCCATTCATTTCCAGGAAGATCAATCAATAATTCTTGATAATCTCCATATAAAAATGAAATATGACCGTCGGCACCTTTATAAGGTCCTCTATATCCATGACTCCGTAAAATGGAAGTTTGATATGCCTGATTATGAAATTCTTTATAAGTCTTCATAATATTATTTAGTTCTCATACTCGGTCATATCGTTGCTTCTAATAAATAATCAATTACAATTTGAGCAGCTTCACCACTTGCAAAATCTCCATCTTTATTTGAAATTTCTAATGGAGAAAAACAATCAATACTCCAATCCAATCTTTCAATTACATCTTTTTCTATTTTAGATAGTTCCATAATTATAATCCTTTGATGGTTTAAATAATACACTCGGTTCTATTAACCCATCAATTTCCATAGAAATTGCCAAACATTCACGAATCGGATCCGATCCAAGTGCCGCTTGAATTGCTACTCGTTTTACAAAACTCAATGGTTTACATTGTAATATTACATGTGTACCAGTACCAGATTTAGATTTCCAGCGATCAAGTTCCTTTAATTCTAATTGTACAGCAACTACGGGCAAAACTTTTTCATAAGTTTTTAATGCTTGTTCGTCATCTAAATCCAATAAAAGCCTATCTATGTTAGAATGTATTACTTCAAATCCATTTATTTCGGCTTCTTTAATTGCCGATTCAATAGACCAACACATATATTTTCCATCATTAGTAAATAAATCCATATCATCACCTATCACGTGGGTCCCGAAATCCAACCGACCTTGGAAATCTTGGAATTCCATCTTTGGTCAAATTCTGAAAAACTACTTTAAGCAATTTACCAATATATTTCTTTCCATCTGTAAAATACTCTTCTCGTTTTTCAGCCGATGCTTTAGGAACAACTTTAAATTCTTTACCATTTTCAGTCTTACAAATCCAAATAACTGAATTTGCCATTTTACCTACACCATGTTCAAAATTTACAATCTTATATTCAGCATCTTGCGAAGATTTTACTTTTTGGAGATCACTTGATCGATGGCCAAATAAATATTCTCCATTTAAATTACGGACAATTGCACCTTCATATCCCTCTTCAGTAAATATTTCTTCCATTTCCAAAACATGCTTTTCATTATATATGATATATGTCGGAACTAATCTCAAATATGCACTTTCATATTCTGGTGCATCAGGATTTAATTTATCAAAAAATTTCTCTAAATTATCTTTTCTATTTTTCCAAATATCACGCTTACCATTTTCATCAATTGGCATATCAAATATATGATATTCTAATTGATCGGTTTCTCCTTTATGGTACTTCTTGGCCCAGGAAGTCAAAGATTCAAAATCCACACCATGAATATATAATTCACCATCAAGAACCATTTCTTGTGGCATTACTTTTTCTAAATCGGCTATAATATGCTTTGGAGCAATCCATTCTTTTCCACTGCGAGTTCCAAGAACCACATGACCATCTTCCCAATAAGCCATTGCTCGAACACCATCTAATTTTGGTTGGCAATCACACGGATATTCAATTCCACGACCTTTTTTCTTTTTAAAATCATGTGCCAACATCGGCAAAAAGATTTCTATTTGTGCTGCTTCTTTAGTCTCCGAATACTTACGTTCTTTTTTAAAAACCCACATAGATTTAGCTTCTAAAATCGCTTGTTCAGTGGCAGTAGTAGCATTCGCACGACCAACATTCTTTACAGTCGCTTTCTTTGGTGATAATTGAAGTTTACCGCCCACTTGTCCATGTTCCGTATAAATGGTATCTCCGATAGTCCAGATTTTCCACT